GATTAATAATTAATTCTATTAAATGCCAAGGACTGTGCAAATGATATAATAATCCCATGCACACCACAACATCATATGGTTCTGTAAAATGGTCAGCAGCATAAAAATCATTAGCAGTACCCCTAAAATCTGGTTTGCCAGAAGACTCTGGGTCTACTGTGTATATTGAATTTGGATTACACCTACCAATAACATTAGTTATTTTACTATTCAAAGCACCAAGTTCTAATACAGATTGATTTTCTACTCTACCACTAAAAACATTCTTTTCTAAAAAGTCTAAGTAATTCATAATATACACGCCACTGGGGACTCATGTTCAAATCTTACCATAATCTTTGGGTTCCATCTAGCACAATTAAGTACAATAAGTTGTTTATTATATTTTGTAACATATTCATCAACTGCTTTGATTGTTCCTTTGAAGTTCAATTCATAATCAGCTATAAAAAGGTAAGGTATATTTTTACAGTGAGATTCTAGGAACCTCATTAATGGTTGATATTTATGGTCTCCATCATAAAATAAAGCTGTTGCCTTAAATGGTGGTTCGTAATCTTCAATTTCCAGTTCTGTACCCAACCATGTTTTTTCCCATGTTATATTATCCCACTTTTCTATATTTTTTTTAAATAACTTCAAGTGTAGTTCTTCATCCATTGTGAATTTTTTCATGTATTCACGAATCTTTGGAGTTGGCCCAAGTGCTTCCATACCTCTAAACATATCAACACAATGTATGTTCCATTGTTTCTTCGCGGATTTAAACTCTCTAGCAAAAGCAATAGCAGATGCACCCAAAAAACTACCTATCTCCAATAAATTCCCTTGTTTGGGCAAATCCTTTACTATCTGTCTAAAGTCCCATTCTGGGCCCATAGTAGGAATGTCTTCAAACTTTTCCACGATACTTTCTTTCAATACCTCTGTATACTATAAGTTTCCACCATGGCATAAACCTAGGCATTTTCTTTAGTGTATACTCCCATAGAACACCATCTACATCTTGATAGACACAATGATATCCTCTCCATCTTCTACTTTCAACTGGAATGACTTTACCTTTAAACCCCTCCAATATCCATCTCTTTACAGAGTAGTACCAGCAATTAGAATGTGGTATGAATGCTATGATAGGTAGTAATAAAAACCATAGAAAAATCATCCATAATGTAGTAAGTTTCTTCATTCATTTTCCTCTATAGGTTCACAATTAACTTCATGCCAAGGAACAGTATTACCCCATATAAAAAATCCAGTTACAAGTGCTACTATACCACCTGTTGCAGCTGAACCAGAGATAACTCCAGCACCTACTCCTGATACAGAACCTATGAGAAGATATCCACTTGTAGGACAATATTCGTCACCGTATCCATTACCTCTTTTTAAATCTAGATGTGGATTAGAAGCACAACCACTCGACAATAAAAATAATGTTAAAAGTTTTTTCACAACAATCCCATGCGCCATAAACCAAAGTTCCAAAAATATCTTGACCCTTTCTTATTGTAATGTTTGGGGTCTAGGTTATCTATATTTTCTAACAACCGTCTTGAAAAAGGTATAGACTTTTCAAATACTTTCTCCCCTTGATTCAACCCTTGAGTCTGGGCCATCTGTACTTGTATCTTTTGTAAGTCTGAAAACTGAGCAGTACACAAATAAAAATCACCACCCTCATTTAGATAATTGGGGGCATCTTTGATTGCACGGCATATTATATCTGCACCTGTTTCGTCTGCGGTTGGTACTCCATTTGGAAACCAACCTGTCATTTCTGCAACTCTCCTGTCTACACCAGATACATCACATGATATGATATCAAATTTCTCATCAATGTTTTCAAACAAATCACTCTGTACAACTTTTACTTTGTCTTGAACATTATTAGTAGCAGAATTAATCATTGTGTAGTAACAGTGTTTATCATACACATCAACAGCAGTCACCGATTCAGCACCATTTTTAGCGTAGTATATGGCAAGTGGGCCAATACCACACCCAAGGTCTAATACCTTCTTGCCTTCCACCGGCACATTAATTGCTGTGTACTTTGTTATTGTTGTTGGTGTAAAACAACTTTCATCATGTTTCAACTCGTACCCATAAAATTCTACTTCCATTATTTCTCCTACATATTGAAAACTGGGATTCCAGATTTCTTTAAAAACTTAATTCCTTCCTGTGACCTGTATTCTTTTTCGTAATAAACTGAAACTATACCAGACTGATATATCAATTTAGAACATTCCAAACATGGTGCGTGTGTAGTATACAACACCGAACCCTCAGCACTCTCTGTAGACCTAGCAACCTTAGCAATTGCATTTGTCTCCGCGTGTAAGACTTCTGGTTTAGTAACCAACTCCACGATGTTTCCTGTCAATGCACCTCGTTTAGCATATTCACAATCATTGTCCCATCCAGAAGGTGTACCGTTATATCCTATCGAAATAATCCTACCTTCTCTAACCAAAATCGCACCAACTTTTAGTCTTCTTGCTGGTGACAATTTAGCATATACTTTAGCAGTCTGCATATGCGCTTTGTCAAACTTATCCATTACCAATCCTCTAATACTTCCTCTTTATCCCAATCTTCTTGTTCTAATTCTTCTTCAAGTTCTAACCTAGAACCACAAAATGTACAATATGTCACGCGATAATGCGACACTGACATATCATGTTTAATCCTGTAAACTGCATCACAACTTTCACATTCTATTATCTTTGAAGGGTCTGACATTATTGTGCCGCTGTTCCCCAAACATCATCCCACTTACCTTGAAGCGCCCCCCTAGCGTAGTCTGTTGCTCTATTTTCAAAGAAGTTTGTATGTGTCGGTGCGTTAATCATTTCCTCAACCCACAGTAGCGGATTGCGTTTTACTTTGAATATTCCTCTCATACCTAAACTAATAAGTCTCCTGTCTGCAATGTATCGAATGTATGTTTTAACATCTTCTGGTTTTAGATTCTCCATCGGGCCCATAGCAAATGCAAGGTCAATAAACTTTTCCTCTAGTTCCACCATGTTCTCGGCAATAGTATATATTTCTTTCTTGAGAGAATCTTTCCATAGTGACCTGTTCTCCTCTATGTATGTCCTAAACAACTTAATCATAGACTCAGCGTGCATAGTTTCATCTACAATAGACCATGTAACAATCTGACCCATACCTTTCATTTTACCGTGGCGTGGGAAGTTCAACAACATGATAAATGAAGAGAACAATTGCATACCCTCAGTAAATGCACTAAAGGCGGCGATGTTTGTAGCAACACTTTCTTTTGTTCCATTTGCTTTTGATAAGTCCATGAAGTACTCATGTTTATCTGCCATTGCTTGATACTCCAAGAACTCACTGTATGTACTCTCGGGCATCCCAAGGGTTTCTATTAAGTGTGAGTAGGCGGCAACATGTAATGCTTCTCTAGCGGCAAATCCAGACAACATCATTCGTACCTCTGGTTGTGGAAAATATGGTAGGTAATTAGTTACATACCCATCTGCCACATCTATATCACCTTGTGTAAAAAATCGAAATATATTCGTAAGAAATGATTTCTCATTAGTTGTCAATCGTTCTTTCCAATCCTTGACATCTTCTGCCATAGGAACCTCTGTGTGCAACCAATGAGATTGCTCGTGTTTTAACCATGCATCATAAGCCCAAGGGTAATTAAATGGTTTAAAATATTCTCTTTTACTTGTTAAATCTTGTTTAGGGGCCATCAATTCTCTCCAATATCTTCCTGTCCAATTTGTTTAAATGCCCATTCTCTTTCTTTACACCACCAGCAGTTATTACATCTACCTCTATTTAATTCGGTACAACTATGCGTAATGGGCGCAATTTCATTCGCTATACCTAAGTCAAACCCCAACTGTACTATTGCATCTTTTGTTAATTCAGCAAAAGGTTGACTCAAATGTTTATGTTCATCTGTTTTTTGAAATCTATCATTGGGTAAGGGATAACCCTCTGGTAACATAGACCTCTGATTAGGTGGATAAGCATTTACTGCACTGAATAAATGTTCTCCCAAACCCCTGTTCCATATATCCCAACCACCACTTGTAACATAGTCTGAAGGATTATCGGATGATACATCCCCGACTAAAGTTGTAGTCATTAGAGCGTGTCCTAGACGGTCTGAAGACCATTCTAAGACCTTATTAGCATAATGTTCCGCACCATCTATCTTCGGTACGGTAAAGGGGTTACATTCTTGATTGCGTTCCATACATATAGATTTGACCATGTACCACATAACAGCACTGTCCCATCCACCACTTAATAAAACTGCAATCCTTTTATTTAGTGGTATGTCTTTTTCTAACTTATCCTTCGCAAGCAACACAGTCTTCACCAGCTATCATACTCTGAAAATCAATCTCTTTGATTACTTCTCTTTCTATGCGTTTAGATACCTTGTCTGCTTTCCCCAACTTCTCAGACCTACAGTAATATAAAGTTTTCATGCCCTGTTTCCACGCTAGATAATGTATTGCATGTAAATATTTAATGTTGACATCTGGTCTAAAGAATAGATTAACTGACTGTCCTTGGTCAATCCATTCCTGTCTAGTAGATGCGTGTTCTACTACCCATCGTTGGTCAATTTCCATGGCAGTTTTGTATACTTCTTTTTCTTTGTTGTCAAGGCATGGCACATGTTGTACTGAACCATCATTAGCAATTATTGATGACCAAATCTGGTCGTAATTGAGTCTTTTATTTTCTTCGCATTTATCTTTAATGATAACATCAAGATGCTTATTCTTATTGAGATACGCTCCCGATAATGTGTCTTGTCGGTAAGCGTTTGCACGATAAGGTTCAATAGACGGCGAGGTGTTTCCCATAATAATAGAACTACTAGCATTAGGAGCGATAGCCATAACATGGCTAAATCTTCTTCCTGTCCCCTTCGCATCAATAGCCTCCCCTCTTTCTTTACCCAAGTCCAAGTTTGCTTCATCAAGTTTTCCTCTTATTAATTTAAACATTCTTATATTAGTGGATTTCGCCATGAAACCCTCAAATGGAATACTGTTCTTCTGTAGGTAAGCATGGAATCCCAAAGCACCAATACCTATACTGCGTTCTTGTTTGGCAGAATAAACTGCCCTAGAAACTGTAGGTGGTGCGTTCTCAATGAAATACTGTAATACATTATCCAGCATCTCTGCCACATCTTTTAAGAATGTGGTACTTTTTGACCATGCGTCATAGTGTTCTAAGTTAACAGATGAGAGACAACACACGGCAGTTCTATTTTCATTTGTTGGTAGTATAATCTCTGAACAAAGATTAGATTGACTAATTTTTAATCCTTTTTCTTTCAACCACTCTGGTAGTCCACGATTACTAGCATCAACAAAATGTAAATAAGGTTCACCTGTTTCCATTCTCATCTCTAGTATCTTTTGCCATAATGCTTTTGCTGATACCGTGTCTCTTACCTCACCTGTATGTGGGTCTGTCAAGTTCCACCTATCATCAGCAGTTGGGTCTGACATACACCGTTCAATTATTTCCATAAACCTATCACTAATGTTTACACCGTGGTGTAAATTTAGGCATCTAAGGTTTTGGTCTCCTGTTGGTTTACGCATTTCGAGAAACATTGTAATATCGGGGTGACTAATGTCGAGGTAAGCGGCATAACTACCCCTTCGTGTTCTACCCTGTCTGTATGCCAGACTACTTGAGTCATATGTTTTGAGGTGTGGCAAGACACCAGTAGACTTATCATCGCTAGCTCGGATACCAAACCCAATACCAACACCGCCACCAAGCATACTAAGCCAATTTGTTTCCGATAAATTTTCAACTAATCCCTCCGCTGTATCGTTTATATAATTGAGAAAACATGAAATAGGCAGACCTTTTTTAGACCTACCAAATGATAGGATAGGTGTAGAGTAAGACAACCAATGTTTACTCGCGTAATCATATAATCTCTGTGCGTGTTCATCATTTGATGAGAATTGTTTGCTCACAAAAGCAAACCTCTGTTGTGGACTGTCTTCGTCCTCTTTCATGTAACTTTCTTGTAGACGCTGGATACCCAATTTATCAAATAATTGGTCTCTCTCTTTGTCTATCCTAATTCCTAAATAATCTTCTGTCGCCATTATAGTTCCTTTTTCCAGCGTTCCGCTATAGCTTCATGAAATGCAAGGCCTGGGTGCATTAAATCCCTAGACAATGCATATCTTTCTTCTTTATGTTCGTTCCAATTTGATAACCCTATCTCATTCCTTTCTCTTGCAGATACGATTTTCAACTCTATATCGTGTATTTGACACAACTGTTTTATGGCAAGTAAATTCTTTTGTCTTGATATAAATCTCTCTGTCTTAGATTCTACCAATTCTTTTTGCCAGTCATAGTCAGACCAAAATCCAATTTGTGTATTCCACTCATCCTTCTCTTCATCTATGTACCACACTTCCCTACCCAATTGACTGTTCTCCAATAATAGAACCATCTTGGGTTTTATTACAGGCAACCAACTCAGCAGACTTCTGAAAGTAACATCAAGTCCTGTAGTACATAATGCCAAGTTCCATATCTTAGTGTCAAGTTCTTTCCCTAAAAGATATGGCCATGACATCTCTATTGGTAATCCTGTCGCGTATGTGAAACACTCACCAGCAGCAACAATAGAGTTTGGCGACTCCTTAAACTCTTCATCACGATAACCATGAGAGTTTAAATCATAATAAACTTCCGTGTCCAACCAACCATACTTTTCCAAAAGGTCTTTCTGGTTTTTTAAATTAGACTCCCAAGCATCTTCACTATCAGTAGAACTAAACTTCTGTCTACTGGGTTCATTTAGTTTTCTATTCCAACCAAAAGCATATGGAATTCTACCGTTCACCGATTCTACATGTTTATCTTCATCTTCTGTTTTACCAAAAAATATACGCTCGAATGCTTTATATCTACTAGTCGCTTTGTCTCGCATCGTTCACTGCCTTTACTACATCTGGGAAATGGGTTTCAATGACACTCCAACATAAATTAGCTATCTGTGTGTGTTCTAACTGTGTACCATGCCCACCTCTAAGACCACAATAATGAATCCAAGACCTCAATGTACCAGCCATGTATATGGTGGTAAGAGTATTACCTTCTGGTAGAACTGCTCTAGCCTGTTCTTTCGCAATACCATTATCAAGCGCCCATTTATAGGACTTTTTAGCTTCATGTATTACTTTCGCCTGTTTCATACTCCATTGTTCTTTGAGATGATTATCATCTGTCTCAATAGAATTCTGTCGATTTTTTTCGTCTTGTATTCTTGTATCTCTGGTTTCAAAATCCTCTGACACTGCGTATCTCTGACTAAACTCTTGAAAAGCAAAACTACGATGTCTCAGTATTTGTCTACCGATATCTCTTGTTGTTTTAATTTCCATTGTCAAGGATACTATTTCAAAGGGTGACCAATGTTCGTGCTTAATAAGATAAGCCAATAACTTTGGTGCGGTTTTGGTGTTCGCTTGATTTTCTGGGTTACTGACTCTAGCCGCATATGCGATTAATTCATTTGCGGTTCGACATCCAGTAGCAGCAGAAGGTTGGGTCACCCCAACCAAACTCACATTCGATAACATATATTATTTTCCTAGTTTGTGATTACTACCATCAATTGAATTAAGTAAATCTTCAATCATGTTCTTTTTAGTCTTCCTACGGTCAAGCTTAATACCTTTAGCTTCACCAAACTCATCTAACTTAACTTTTGTTAACTTTTCTAACTCTTCTAGTTTGAAAGCAGATACACTAACACCGTGTACACTCTTATCAACCTTTGCAGACTGTTCAGCTAACTTATCTTTAAAAGTTTTAACCTTGTCTTCTGCTTGTTTAGATTGTCTAACAAAAATGCCAGAGATAAGCGCAAGAACTACAAGAACACCCAGAAATATAGACCCATCAACTAGATTTATTACTTGGTTTTCCATCATTGCTCCTAACATTTTTTCCATTGGTTTAACAAAAACTTGGCAGTGAGTCCACTGTGTGTATTACAACTAATTATATCGCGTACATCAATACCATCGTTCACCATATCATTTATATCTTTTTGAGTCAATGGGTCTGGCCATATGACAACATTATAATCCATGTCAACATACTTTTCAACCAATTTTACAACATCTTTGTTTCTTGGTTGATTGTCGAATATGATTGTAATTTTATCACGGTCAATACCCAATTCATCAATTTTGTTGAAGGATGTTCCCGAACAGGCAATACTGTTTTCAAGAAACAGACTGTCTAGCGGGCCTTCAACAACCGATATAGGTTTAGACATATTAACTTTATCTAAACCAAATACTGTAGGCGCATCCTCTTTAATTTTTACGAGAATGTACCTCAGTGTTTCCCCTCTCATAGCCCTCAGCGACACCGACATCAACTGTCCATCTTGGTCAAAGAAGGGGATGACCAATCTGGGTTCTTCGGTTACTATCGATTTTTGATACTTGTCGTTGAGTTGTACTATATTCTTTATATTATCAATATAGTAAAGTCGATCCCATTTATCATTTGGGATATTTCTACTTTGCACATATTGAACTGCCTCGTGGTCATATGGAAGGGTATCCAATCTGTCCACAAGTTTATCAAATAAACTAAATTTTGGTGTGAATTTTGGTGGTTCTACTGGTTTGTCATCAAACAATTTATGGCCATTTGGTGTCCAGTTTGCACCTGTGGGTTCCCAATTCTTGTTCTCATTTGAACCGAATTTTTCAAGACAATATTCCTTGTGCGTTGTGGGAGCAAGTTCCTTGAGCACAGTATTAATACTTGCGCCAAAACCACAGTTATGACACTTGTATATCATATTGTTTTCTTTGCGGAAAAAATATCCACGCATTTTGTTGAGATTTTTGCGTGAATCGCCACAGAACGGGCATCTTACATTCCAAAGATAATCATTCTTTTTCTTGAATTTCTCAAAGTGATGAGATATCAAGTTTATATATTTCACATCTACATAAATCATAATATGGTACATTATACGCCAGACTAGGCCAAATGTCAAGTCTTTTTTTAATTATTTTAAGAAAAAATGAGTTGGAAAAACTCGGTATTGCCTATTAGAAAGCCCAAAACAGCAGCAGCACCCATCATCATCCATTGTCTCTTCTCAAGTGCCCTTATTCTATCGTCATGCTGACTCGCGTGTTCTGATATTAAAGCAGTAATATCCTTCAATGCATCCTGTACGGAAGCAGTATTGTCTTTGAGTTCTTTAGATATCTCTCGGTTTACTGTTGATATACGAGAGTGTAATTGTTCGTACTTTTCCTCAAATGTATCGTATGTTCTCTCTATGTCTACCTCCGTGGCAGTTATCCTTTGTTCATGCACCGCCAAAACTTCCTTTATACTAATATTTAGTTCTGTGATTTTTTCTATGGATATATCAAGCCTATCAAACAATCCACCCATTTGTCTGAGGTCTTGTTCTAATACTGCTACCTTGGTTTCGATACTATTTGCCATTTACTCGCCTCTTCTTCTTCCTTCGTTGAAGAGGCATTAAGTTAGGGTTCCTGCCAGGCTCGCCTTGAGCGCCAGTTCCTATCCCAGCAATTGCACCACCACCCATCGGGCCAGCTACATTTGCAATCTCTTCGTTTAAAGCGAAATAGGAGAAAGGTGTCCTTCCCATTTCTAACATTTTTGATTCTTTTATTACAATGTCATCTTGTGAATATAAATCAATCAGCGCCTCAAACTCACCATCTTGCATTTCTTCTACATCTTTGTTCTCTCGTAGAATTGCAATAGCGGCAGCAAATGTGAGAAGTCTCTTGGCAGTTCTATCTGGAGACTTCATTAAAGCTCGTTTTATTTTAAAAGCGAGTTTGTCCAGTAATGTGTAGGCATCCAACTCTTGAGAACCAGATGGTTCTTTTAATTTGTTACCGTCTGCATCAACAATCCCCATCAAATACGCTGGATGTTTCTTAATAGGTTGCGAGAACATCCTAAGTATTCGATATGCAATAAGACTGTCTACTATTCTGGACACTAAATTTTCCTTAATATGTTTATCACTTTCATGTCGAGTTGAATATCATCTCCTCTAACACCACCAGTGACTATTTGTTCCATAGGCATTCTGTTTAAGAATACCAAAAATGTTTTTAATATAGACCAATGTTCTCTATCTATTTTAAAAAACAATAAAGGCGTGGCCGCCTTATCAAATACATTATATAATACAATTAGATGATTTAGAATTAGTCTATCATTTAAAGTATCTGTTCTTTCATATCTACGAAACAGTCTTTTTAAATATTTAAACCGCTTTACATCTTCTTCAAAATCATCCATACCAGAACATTCTGGACTATTGTAATTCTTTAATGCATAAACTAGGTAATTATCGTCATTCAATTCAATCATTCATAAATCTTTTAATATTATTAGTTAGCGACTGTGGCAGTTCCCCCTATCAACCACCATTTACTATTAGTATATATGAGGGTTGCCGTATCGCCTTTATTATTGAATGTTATGGTATCGTGACCTAAGTCCGAATCATCCAGTGTCAGCGTCACTGCACTAGAATTACCATCCATGACAATAATTTTCAATTGACCTTCTGTCCCAGCAGCAATGGTTAGTGTACCACCTGTGCTTGGGTTTGTCAGTCTGGTCACATTCGTTGTGACTGAGACTGCGCCTGGCCCTGTTACTGTATCCGCGTCTGCGATTGATACCTTATCCGAAAAAGATACAGGTGTCGCCACATCAGCGAATAGATTCGCAGCTGTCACACCTTTACTAGTAGAACTTTGTACTAGATAAAAGGTATCAGCGGCTGCTACAGATGTAGCAGCCGTTAATTCTGAAAGTTTACTATCAGCCATTAGTTACACTCTGGACATGTACATGTACAACACTTGCAACATTTACACATGTTTCAGCTCCTTATGCTACTGCGGTAATTGTTCCACCAGCGGTTGATTGTGCAGCTGAGATTGCTCTCTCCGCATTTCCACCACCGATTTTGTCTACCATTGTAGAACCGTTGAGGTTAATCGATTGAGCTGCGAATGTTAAAACATCACCAGCAGAAATCGTTGAACCACCGGCACCAATTGTATTACTGAATGTAAGTTTGTCACCAGTAAACGGTAAACTTCCATCCATTGTTAATGTAACACTAGATGCTGAACCGCCACCTTCTTGACCGTTCTCTACATACATTAGAGGTGAAGCACCAGCGACTGTGATTTCCTCATTGTAGTGAACATTAACTATAATCTGACCACCAGCTGAGACATCAAATGTTGTTGACTCCCAATCTACAGCATCAATAGTTGCTTGTCCTAGTGAAGTTGCAAGTGAACCAAGTGCAACTAGAACTTCTGGAGTGGCACCAGTTCTGCCATTTCCTGTCATAGTTGACCCAGCCTTTACAACCCAACCACTAGAGTTAGCAATGACATCTTCTTTCTGGTCTGCTGTTAACCACTTTGGTTTTGATTCGTCTGAATCAGTTGCTCCCCATCCACTCATTTTTTCTCTCCTATGTGTTTTTGGTTATTAAAACTATTTTGCATGATCCATGAAGTTCTTATGACTTGCGTGGGCATGCGATTGCATCTTTTCTTTATCTTGAGGTTTGCCACTCATATATTTATTCAAGAATTTAGCGGCATGTGCTTTAGAAACTGTGTGATGTTTCCCATCTTTAAATTGCACCTTTTTACCTACTGATATTGCTTTCCTCATTTGAGGTACGATATGTTCGATTTCTTTAGCGTTCTTCGCGTCTGATACTTTAGGTGCATCCTTCTTAGTCGGTGCAAGACCTCTTTTATCATCTTTCGCGTAGTCCCTAGCAGCATCTCTGAATGCTTTGTTTTCATTTACTGCTGTATGAGCGCCATCTACTTTATTGAAGAATTTCTTCTTATCTTCATCGGACATATCTGATAATTTCTTACCTGTCTTTTTTAACATGGATTGAAATTTTTCTTTATAATCCATTTCAAAGATATCTGAGAAATTTTCTACATCAAACATGTCAATATATTCGGCTTTTAAATGTTCTTCATTTGCCTTTCGTAATGCTTTAGAGGCAACAGGATGGTCGGATAAACCTTTCTTGATTTTTTCCATTGCCTTAGCAGCACCTGTCATGTTACCACCTTTGTATCTCTTATCAAATGCGATACCTTTGGCCTGTCTAAGTTCTTTATCAGAATAGTTGTTCTTAGTAGGTGACTGATAGTTCTCTTGCATCTCTAAGTCCATGTCATCCAACTCTGGTAAACCTTCTAAGTCTTCCTTTAGTTTTGCGTTGGCTCGAGTAACCGCCTTGTCCATTTGTTTTGCGATTGAACTCAACTGGC